AGTAATTTAAACTTTTTAACAAAATCTGCTGCGGCTGCGCCTGTTTTAGAAATTGCATCTTTAAAGTTCTTAAAAGCTTTAACTGATGCTACTATAGAAGCTGTAGTTGATTTTACTGAACTTGCCATTGTTTTCCATGGCAACATAGGCAGTATAGTAGAGGCACCCATAACGGCTAATCCAGCTGTCATTCCGCTCATGCCCAAAACTTTTTCCTGTTGCATTAATGACATGGCGCCCATAGAGCCAGCCATTCCGATACCCATTTGGGCACCCATGCCCATTCCGCCTCTTACTCTAGTGTCAATTCCTGCGGCTTTTGCAGCCTTTGTGTTATAGATCTTGCCATCTGCATCCATAAATTCTCGGCGTCTATAGCCATAAGTTCCTACTTTACGACTCTTGACTCCATCTTGTCCAGAGTCTTTCCAAGCGCCAACTGCTCCAAGGCTTCCAACACCAGCCCCTGGGCCAGACATATACATCGGCATCATTTGTCCTGGATATGCTGCAGACAGCCTCTTAGACTGCTCTCTTAAAATACCTTCTCTAATAGTTCTTGTAGTTGTTCTTGCAGAGCTTATTCGTTCTTTTGCATAATCTGCATAAGCTGAACTCAGATATTTTCCTGAATTCATAATTCCGTATCTTAATCCTACTGTGCCTAATTTAATTGAGTCAGTTAAAGATTTAAAAGATCTAGTTATTCCTGCTGGAAGCTGACCAATTTGTGAAAGTCTCAAAGTGTTTATAGCCTGCTGAGATTGTCCAGTTTGCGATGCACCAAATGCGTTTCCAAAAACTCCAGCTCCGCCAACATAAGGAATTTGTTGTACTTGCATTTGAGGATTGCCCGAAGATGTGTATCCAGATCTAGATACAGGTGTTACTGATCGCTCAGCCTTTAATCTTTCCTGCTGAGCTCTTTTTGCTGGATTTCCTGATACTCTAGATCCATCTTTTTTACGTCCATAAGCATATCTACTTCTTTGAACAGGGCCTCCACCAACTGGTCCTCCAGCATTAAGATATTTTGGATTAACGTGCATTGCATGATACTTAGACCAATCAACATCCATTCCTTCTTCAAATCTCTTAAGCAATGCATCATAAGGCTTTCTATCTTTTTTAGGAAGAGACTTGATGTATCTCTTTAATTCTGGATATGCGGCTTCCATCTTTTCTTTAATCTTATCGCCATATTCTTTTGCAGTCATCTTTGCAATAATAGGAGCGGTATCACGAGCAAAATCTTTTCTAGATCCACCCTTGACTTGCAACAAGTTTGCCAGCGCCATCTCTTCCATAGAAGGCATAGTTTTTGCAAAATCATCATTCATAGATGCTTTAGCTAGGACTCCACCATTACCAACATCTGACAATCTTCTTCCGTGAACATTTGATCTAGACAAATCTTTATTTGCAAGAATCATAGAAGCAATAAATTGATCCAGAACTTCATCTTGACTAAACTTTCCAGGCACTGATGTATTTGGATTAATGAAGCCTTCATCGTAATCTGACTCTGCTCCAAGGAATCTAGACTTGCCAGTTGGGTCCAGTGGATTGCGAATTGATTTTGCAACTTGAACTGGAGTTACGAGACCTAGGATTCTTCCAATTTCTGTTCCACGCATTTCTGCTGTTAAGCTAGGTTCATTTGGAACCGCTTTAAAGAACACCTTTTTCTTTTCTTCGTTTTGATAAACCCCAGCAACTCCAGGAACTGGGAAACTTCTTCCTGTGCTTGGTGTTAGCAAATGACTATACGATGCTGGAATATATCCAGCAGGCGTTACAGCTGACATTTCACGAGCTTGCTGCAAAATCTTAAGTTGTTGTGCTGGTGCTAATAGTCTTAGAGCTGGTGATACAAATCCATAATTTTTTCTGCTTCTTGATATATGACCACCTGGAATCATTCCGCCCTTGTTAAATGCTCCAGCAAGTGGACCTAGTGCTGGTTTTGCAAAAGAAATTCCTCTACCCGCCAACCTTCCACCAAGTGTTGTGACCATTTTAGAGTTATAGCCCACTCCAGATTTTATTCTCGACAAGGTAAGCTGTCTAATGATTTCCTTCATTGTTGTAGGGCCTGTAATTCCCAACTTAGCTTTAAGTTTTTTAATCCCTGCTATAAAGTTGCTTTTTGCTTCGTCTTTAAATGGTGAAACTTCATCTAGAAAAACACCATCTGTACTTTGCTGTAACCAGTTGCCCATTGTGTTAAATGATCTTGAAAGTCCAGTAGATTGACCAACAAAATTATTTGATCTGACTCCAGTAACACCAGCATATTTTTCTGCTTCTGCTCTTGACATTCCTTGTTCAACAAGCAGGGCTTGCAACTCTCCTGGCTTAAATATTGAAGCAGATCTTTTTGCAGTCATAGTATGAGATTTAGAAATTGGATCGTAAAAATCTGATGTTTGGCCTAAAATTCCAAAGACTTTCTTTGCTTGAGCTTGAGTTAAAACTCCTTCTTTTACTAAATCATCAATCACAGATCTCATTGTTCCTGCATATGTCTGAGGAGCTATAGCTTTCATACGAGCTGCTTTTGCATTTTGATCGTACTTATTTTTATCTGAATATTTATCTAGAATTAAATTTGCACCTGGGAACTCTTTGCTCAATCTAATAAGCTGAGCTGTTCTTGCCTTTACAAACTCTTCTGTTTTTCTTGTCCCATTTTTGGCTGCTGCTTTTTTAGCATGCTCTATTGCTGAATCATAATCTGCAGAAACTCTCTTTGTGGCATCTTTAATATCCATTCCAGTAAGTTGTGAAAGGATTGCAGCATCAGAAGCAACTGTTGCTGCTCTAATTACTTTTGGATAATCCTTAGAGTTAACTAATCTTGCCCATATTGATAGAGTGCTTTCTCTTCCATACCCATATGTGCCACTCATGATCTGCCCACCAAAATTGTATCCGCTATTTGCGGCATCAACTGCTGCATAAAGCTCAGGCATTCTTTGAATTTGAGGACCAAAAACTACTTCCCGTGGAGTAAGAGCTGCTGTAATATTTCCACCGTCATTTAAATATGTGCTTGGAGCCATTGCAACTAATGCGGCATTTGCTGGATCCATTGCAGCTTGCTGGTTCAAAACATATCCACCCAGAGGAACGCTTCCAAGTCTGTCGTCGTAATTAATTGAAGAAGGTCCAGAAACCATAGTCTTGTTTGGTCCAAACGATTCAATGTCTCCACCAGTATTAAACTTAGGCATTCTTGTTGTTTGAATACTATATGGTGCTCCAAATGTTCTTACGCCACGAACTCTTCCAAACTCTTCCATAACGGAAGCGTTTGTTTTTTTCTTGTATAAATCTCTAAGTGTAAATTGTCCATTAGCATCAACAACTGGTTGATCCATCATTGGGGCTCTTGTTAAATCAATTCTTCTTCCTCGACCAGCAGCATATGCTGTTACTGCAGAACCCATGTCTGCTTCTATCTGTGCATTAAGTGCAAGTATTCTTGCCTTAGCCTGATCAACTGTTATTTCTGCATTTCTCATTTGCTGAACAATTAATGCAGATTGAGTTGCTGCGCTATCTGCAAATCTTTGAGTTATTGGAAGGATGTCATCAAATGTATCCAAAAGTTCTCTGCTTACAGTTCCACCCATTGCAATTGTTTTCTTAAGCACTGCAACTTCTTGTTCTGTTTGCATTCCAAGTGTTGCCATTAGCGCATGGAACTTGGCAGCCTCTGGCGCAACAATTCCTGTAGATATTCCCTTAACGCTTGTTAGGCCTTCAACATTTGGAAGTCTATCATGCATATAAATTTGAGGAGTTCTTGATATACCTCTATTAACTGGGATAGCTCCTGGGACTCCGCCAAATATAGTTGCAGGATTATTTAGATCTCTTGGTCTAATATGAGACATTGCTCTAGTGTTAGGATCTCCAACATATGGATCGTTAGGGTCTACAACTCTTCTTCCGCCAACCATCACTGGGTTACCAGCAACAGTGCTAACTCCTCCATTTACTGGAACTGCATTTTTCATTGATGCCGCTTGTAGACTTTGATAATCTAAAACAAGCTTTTGTAACGCATTGTGAAGAACTTGAGCTGCTGCTGCATCTGAATAAAATGCATTTTCAACCATAAGTGCTGCTTTTTCAGCAGCAATAATTTCTGGAGTAAGCATCTTCCAGCCATTGGCCTTCATAAAGAATGCTCTTAGTTGAACAACTCCCTTAGTTATATATCCAAAGAAGTTTGCAAGCACACCAGTTAACATAATAAGAGGACCAACCAGTGCTGTAAATCCAGCTAAAAATGTTAATCCCTTTTTAATTGGGTCAGGCAACTTAGTAAAGAAATCCAAAATCTTTGTGGCTGCGCTTATAAGCTTGGTAGCAACTCCAAGAAACTCTTCTCCGACATCTGCAAGCTCTGCCTTAAGGCCTTCTATAGCCCTCTTGTATTTACCAGATGCGGACTCTGTAACCATTTTTAATTCTCGGCTAGCAACATCTGCTAGGTCTGCAGTACTTGCTTTCATTAGATCTAAAACCTGAAGCGTCTGGCTACCTTGCTTGCCTAAGTTATTAAGCAATGCGCTCATTCTTGCAAACTGGAACTTACCAAACATCTGCTCCATCGCTCTTGCTTTACTTAGTGGATCAAGTGAATCTAATGCTTTTTGTAAATCCATAAGAAGACCAGTTGTGTCTCCTGTATTTTTAGAAACCATACCCATTACATCTATGCCAAATTCTGACATCATTCCAACGGTTTGCTTTGTTGGATTAATAAGAGATGCTAGACCAGACTTTAAAGCGTTAGCACCTTCTGATGCGCTGATTCCACCTTCTCTCATTGCGGTTAGATAAAGAGCTAAATCTTTAACGTCACCACCTAATTGCTGAATTACTGGACCAGCTTTTGGAATAGCTTCTACTAAATCGTTAAGAGTTGTTGATGTTTGGTTTTCAACTGCGTTAAGAAAGTTAATTGATTCTGTTAGCTGTTCTGTATTTTGCTTAAAAGCTGTTTGAATTGATAGAGTTGCTTTCATTGCATCTTGTCTATCAACTTCACCGAGTATTGCTAGTCTTGTTGTTTCTGCAATTGATCCAAGAAGCTCGTCACCAGTTTGTCCTGTTGCCGCAATATCAGCACCTAGCGCAATAGTTTCTTTAAAAGATGCACCCATTGTCTTAGATAAAACCTTTGCTGTTTCAACAACTTCTTCTCTAATTGCTCTTAAATCTGAAGCGGATGTAGCTGCAAGACCGCCATAAACTTTTGTTAATCTTACAAGCTCTGCGTCTGCTTCTCTAAATGCTTTTCCAGCTGCCGCTCCAAACATAGTAAGAGGAACGGTAAGTCCTACGGTAAGCTGTCTACCTGCCCACTGAGTATTTTTACCCCAGTTAATTAAAGACCCTGCTCCTTCAGATAATGCACGATTCATAATCTGCATTTCCATGCGAGCTAATTTTCCGCTATTTGCTATTGCATCTAATCCTCTAGGAATCATTACATTGTATTGCATTAAACCTTGAGCATTTCTGCCCAGAGGTTGCAGTACTGAATTTTGAAGCATTACCTGTTCTTTGGCAAGCTCCCTGATCATACCCTTTTGAGTTGTAGAGTGCTCTCTAAATGTTTGGAAATAGTTCTTAAGCTTTAGTCTACCAGCATCTAAGTTTTTACCAAATTTATCTACATCAGAATTAAGGTTTACAAAGTGGCTGGAGAACTGTCCGCTTCCAGTTAAGGTATCTCTGAATAGATTATTTGCTAATTTTGTTGAAGAAGATATTGCTTTGTTTGATGCAAGGAGTTCTCTTTGTAGTTGCTGGAGACTAGCACTAGCCCTGTGTACTTCAGACACAAGGCTAGACAAGTCGGCTTTGGCGACTATACTGGTTACAATTTGTTCGTCAGCCATTAATTACTCCTAGAATATCCTAACCCTGCGCCAATTCCAAATCCAGCTTGTGCTGCGAATGGCCCTTGTAATCCAACAACATCATCTGCTGATGCCGTTATACCAAGTGCTCTTCTTTGGATATCTTCAAAGGTAGAACCTTTTTTTTCTTCTTCTACATCATCATCTAATTGTATTCCTTTTAGTGATGCTGCAAACTTTCTTTGGTTGTGCTCTTTTAGGTTTATCGCTGTTATGGTTTGAACCAACTCTGGCATCGATAAATTTTCTTCTAGCTCTTCATAATTCTTCCAGTGTCCCAGAAGAAAAACTTGGCCTTCTAAAGCGGCTAAATCTAGTTCTGACCAGCCAGTACTGCTGCCGCTATCAGGTTTGGGTCGTCCATCTTAATTCCTCCGCAAACTTCAAGGATGCGGTTAATTGTTGGAACGTCTAATGCTTCTTCTAGCTTGTCTAGGTCTGCAACTAGATCTGGTAGCTGAGTTTCTATTGCAACTCCGCATGCTTCTACCAAAATACCAAGTGTTGCAGCTTCATCTTCTGCATCTTGAACTTTCTTAATTACTTCCATAAACTTTCGTAGTTGCTTGATTGATAATGGCTTGAGCTTTACTTTAGCTCCGCTTTGTAGTTCAATCTCTTCTACGTCATATACTGTTGTTGCCATTGTATCCTCCTTAAGGATCGTCTAAATTATTATAGCATAACCATTGTAAGGGTACAACAGCAAAGCCCCCAATTTCTTGGGGGCTTTGATATTAATTATTAATATAATTAAGCTGATAGAACACGGTCAATAATTTTACCGTACTCTGAACCAGTGTGACTTGCTTCACCTGATGGGAGAAGACGGAATGTCACTGGGAATGTTGTTGCTGCTGTACGAGCCAAAGAGAACTGTGACTGCTCAACAGACAAAACACGACGTGCATAGTATACACGCTCTGATGTGATATTAGCACCTGAATCATCTCTTGTTGGAGCCTGTCCAACTGCAATTAGCTGACGCTCTGTTGGAGCTGCACCTAGTGCACCTGCTTCCAAACCTAGTACGTCAATCTCAGCACCCTTTGCTAGGGTTGATCCCTTTTGTCCAAATACTGCTAGGATATTCTCTAGTGTGCCTTCTGCCATTTCTGTTGAAATTTGAACCTGCATAGCAGACTTGAAAAGCTTAGCTGTATCTAGCAACTGGTCTACAGTTACTGAATCGAATGTTGGCTGATAACTGATCTGAAGACCGTTATTTGTGTAACCTACGTTACGATAAGCTCCACCAATCTTTGGTGTTGATTCTGAAGGTGTTGCTGTTTGTGTAGCACCTGTTGTTGTTAGAACTTTGTTTAATGTTGTAGTATAAGACTCTCCTGCCAAAAATGCTGGTACGAAACGGTTTTTGTTTGCAACAAAAGCGTTTTCTGGGGTTGCCCCTGCTTCCATGCTGTTATCGTAACCATCTACAGTTGAATCTTCTACTGATAAAAATAGTGGTGATGCTCCAACAAGAATGTTGCGGGCGTCTCCTGTATTTTGATATGCCATGATGTATTGCCTCCTGATTTCATATGAAATTAATATATATATTTTGGCTGGCTAGGCCCTTTCCTCTGTTCTAATTTTACTCTACTATATTATAAAAGGCAAATTAGGCAAACCTGCCCTGGCCATTTGTTATCCTTGAATATTTGACCTCTAATATGACATCTGCTGCATAGAATCCTTGGATTTCTTCTGATGGGGCTGTAGATGATATGTCTGCTATGTGGATACTATGAAACTTGAATTTATCTGATAACCCCGCCCATTTATTGACATCCCTTGCAGACTCATCCATTCTTCTAAACTCATCAGTTAGGAAGTTTCTTATCTCAACAATATCAAGGAGATCTGGTGAATATAGGGTTAATAGAATCTGTTCGCAGCATATCATCCAGTTGTTCTCATAAGACATTCCTATCTTATCGTAGACTATGTGCTTCTTTCCGCTCAAGAACTGATTCATCTCTGGCTGTTGCTGGACTGGAACAATTGGGACAAGTGTCTCATTTAGATTGTCTGAGTAGTAGTCTTCTTGATTGAATATATTAAGTGCTGTAAGTCTGCTCCATAGGAACTTTCTTATTTCAAACATTGCATCTAATTTATAATTAGCCATGTGCTAACCTCGCAAATTCTGCTGATGTTGCAGCCTCAGCTTCACTTGCCAATTGATTTGGTGAGAAACTATATTTAACTGATTTAACTTGTGCTGGTACACCTAGCGCTCTAGACAATGATGAATTAAATAATCTCTGGAATCCCGATTTTTTTATAGACATATTGACTAGCTGTCCAGTAAAGAAATATCTATACTGTGCAAAGAAGGCGTTTTTGGTTGCCGCCCCTCCTGGTTTTCTAACAGTAACGGATTCGCCTTTTGGCATAAATATTGTGTATCCGTCTACATCAAATACCAGCCTTTCAGAAAATCTTGGCCTTATGACTACAGTCTTTCCCTCTTCCATAACAGAAGCTTTTTTTACAAAGACGTGTTTATTGTTAGAGTTTTCAGATGGTACAAAAGACTTTGAGTCAGTTAGTTCGTAATTAATTTTTAATGATAGTCCATCTGCAGGAAGCTTATTTAATTTAAATAGTCTTGCCTCGCTATCTCCCACTCTTCCCCATTCGTAAACATGGTGAAAAGACTTTGGAGATGTTCTTGCTTTTGCATCAATATAGTCTCCAAAATCAACTTGAAGTTGATCAAAGATTACGCTTCTAAATGCTGATTGGAATTGCGGATTGGCAGCTAGTTTAGCCATTACATTTGTTTTATAGAACAATGCAGCAGATATTTGTGCAACTGTACTATCTTTTATTGCACCACTTACTGGCTTATTAGTCATTAAATTAACTAATCCGCTTGCTGCCTTAATCGCTAAAATTTCAGACGCCAATTTGCTGATTCTCCGCTCTTTGCAATGAAGAGTTATATCCTACAACATTTCCAAATGGATCTGATATTGGTGTAGTTCCAACAACATCAAAAACTGTATCTGTATCGCTTGGATAGTTTAACTCATACCAGATAGGCTTTCCATTTACATCCCTAATGTTTTTAACTTTATCTCTTGCAGTTAATCTGTCAGATGTTCTAGCCTCAATATACTGGTTATTTGAATACTTATTTGAAAACTTCTGACTATCGTTAGACCTATTTCTGCTTTCGGTAATTACTCCTCTAGCATAGCAATCAATTGTTTTTATAAAAGAAAACTCTCTTATCATTGCACCAGTATCTTTATCCTGCTGCTCAGTTTGTCGATATACGTCCATCTTCATTGTCATGAGGCCGTCTACTAAATCAAACATTACACCAGAACCATTTGTGTTATTACATAGTCTGCAAGTAGCTTGTCTGCATATGAGGAGCCAGTTCCACTAAATGCTTCTGAAGAATATTCAAAATCCCAATCTGTTGTGGAAACCTTTTTAACATATCTGTCTTTCCAAACACGATCTTTTGCAAAGTACATCTTCATTATTTCTACAGCTGCGTCACGAACCTCATTTGGAACATACTCCCAACCAAATCTAGCGTAGACTTTATAATTCTTAGACCTTCTAAATATATCTGGAGAAGAGTCGTGAATTGATGGAGGGACCATTCCGTTAGATATATAAACATCATTGTCTAAAATAGACGCTATGTTTACCTTTAATCCAAAGCCGCTTGGCGTGATATCAATAGTAAGGCCTAGGTTGTTAACTTCATTTAAATTATCGATAAGGATCTGATCATTTGCGTGAAGAGTATGCAATCTATTTACCTTTTTAGTAAGAGGCATAGTGTCAGAATCATTTCCTACTGAAGAAAAATAACCATCGTGTAGGAAAAATTTTTGACCAGTGTACCCATCAATTATATTTCTTGCATATCTTTCAGCAAGCTTGAGCTCTTGATATGTCTTATGGTTTGGATCATTTGAATCTGATCCCAATCCCATTTCTTGTGCAGCCTCCTGTATATCTACATAAGGTGTTACAATATCAAGCATAGTTGTATTAGAATAAGAAGATCCTTCATATTGCCATTCCCATACCAACTTGAACTTTCTTGATCTTGCTGTGTACGAGATAGGTAGATAAACTTTGTATGACCCTATATCAACTTCGCTTTGCTCCGCCGTAAGAGTTGTAAGTATTGATGTTGAATTAATTGGTGGAGATATAACTGGATCGCCAGTTATGTCATAAACTTTGACAGTTACTGGAGAGCTAGGTGTTACAGCCTCACCCTTTACATAAATCTTTGTTGTTGCAGGTGTGCTTGTGTTTACATATATCTCTGCCATTTGTTAGGCTTAGTTGTAGTACTCCTGTACTTCTCTAGGGGTAGCTAGTCTAAACCCTTCCTCCTTATCAAAAATTTCTTGCGCCACATCGGGCTTCATTGCTACAAATGGATGATCTCTTGTAAATGTGAAGCCTAGGGCATCATATCTAGCATTTGGTCTGTCCATCTTTACTAGAATCATATCTTCATCAAGTTTTTGATTTGGATCCAGTCTAGGAAGAATCTCATCTGCATCTTCTTTTGCGCTTTCAATATTCTTGAGTGTTCCTTGGTAAACTGACCAAGTAACTCCCTCTTCTGCAAGTGCCGCAATTACATCTGCTTTATTTTTTAGTCCATCGACATCAACTGCAAAGTTTGCTGCTAATGTCTTTAGATCCTTGACCTTAAGTGTGTCAAATGACATATATACTCCTTTGGTATGTATATAAATTATAGCACTAGAAAATTAAAATGAAAAGCCCCCAAAATTAATTGGGGGCCTTTCCAGCAAGTTATTTCTTAAATTAAGAAGCAACCTTAACGTCTTTTACGACTACCCATGCATCTGCCTGCTCAATTTGGGTACCAACACGAGTATACATTGTATATTCGATTGAGTCCTTCTTTGGCCAGAAGAAGCGGTAAACAGTTACATCACGCTTGATACCAATAACAACGTTATTTGGGAATGTCAAGTGGACGTCTCCGTGCTCTCCTGTTGGTGTTGCATATGAACCAGTCTGAGTTTCTTTTAGTAGCGGAACTTCAACAATTGGAATACCAAATGCGAATGGTGCTACATACCCTGCTGGACCACCTAGACCACCCTGGTCACCACGGATAATGCTTGAAGCAATATCTTGTGGGTTGACGTTCTGGATGTTCTGTGATGTTGAGTACAAGTAGTCTTGAATTAGGTTTGAGCCTGCAAGGAAGCGTAGGTCTGGACGACGCTGCTTGTACTTACGTGGCATTGCCTTAAGAGCCTTATTGAAGATGTCACGGGAAATTACTGCACCCGCTCCAGCTACTACGTGGCCGTTTGCCTTTGCAATCTTAACAACACCGTCGAATGACTTATAAAGTGCATCTCCAGTTAGAGCTGTATTACCGTTAAGGACTACGTCCTCAAGGTCGTTACCAGCCTGTGTTGCCATAAGTCTTGCAATGTGATCTTCTAGATCTGCACCTTCAATATTGTCTTCTAGAGACTCAGTTGAAAGTTCCCAATCTAGACGAAGCTTCTTTGTTGTGAGAGAAATCTTTGAGAACTGTACAGCTGCATTTGAGCCAGTGTTCTCTGCTTCAGCTGCAAGCTTCATGAGCTTCTCACCGACGCCAATACGATCAATCTCTGTAGTGTCAGCTCTCATTCGAACTGTACGTGCTACTTTACCGATTACTGTTGCATCGAACATGTAATCGAGGAATCTTGCGGATTGCTCAGGATTGAGCAAGCCTCCCTTACCCTCGGAACCTACGTGAATTCCGTCGGTAGGGTTTGCTGAACCAGTCATTCCAGTTGTTACTGTTGTACCGACTTCAGCTGCTTTTGCTAATAGTTCATTACTCATTAGTTTTTCACCATACCCTTATTTTG